GAACTCTTTATCCTCCTGACTCCCGGCAGCAATAAAGAGGTAACTTCTTTTTATAAAGATCGTGTACAGGTTCTCTAATATCTTCGCTAGTACTTTTCGAAATTGGTTGTCATTGCTTTCCGTTTTCCTTCGCCGGCGCCACTCGACTAGGGTCCTGGAGGCCAACTGGCTACGCTCTCCAACTCGTTACCACTTGCATCGCTGCCACACGACAAGATGGTCCATAACGCTAATACGAGTTGAAGTAGCGATCATTTTTCAATAAGGCGAGGGCTCGCTACCATCTTCGTAATAACTACAACATTATTTGCTACCTTGTTGCACCGTGTTGTTACGCGACTGCTTGCTCTCGCTTAGCCTCTTAATAAGACTCGTTAACCCTACGTAAGCACGTTAGCTGTTCGCACCAAACTAGTTAAGTGATACTACTCTCTAGGATTTTCGGATTCTAGAGAGCTTAGCTACTAGAGGTGTTGCGAGCTCTTTAGTCCAAGAGTCTTTCATAGACGAAGCATACCCCATATATGACGAAACTTTCGGTTTAGCAGAGGAAAGTAGAAATGCTTGACCTAGTTTGAAGTAGGAAGTCCAAACCCGCGACATAGAAGAGATCCTTATTGTGAAGGTAGCAGAAAGGGAATCTGCGGAGACTGCATCGACCAGTGCAGACTGCAGTTTAGAAAATAGGGAATTACGTATCTTGGCCTCTCTATGTTTCTCTGAAGGTAGGGTGTCCGCCATGGATGAACGTAGTAAGTCTAAAAGATATACGTTTGTCTCCTCAAACGATATCTCATCAGTTGGGACGAAGCGTGAGAGAATAGAGGCGAGTTTCTCATGCTCTGAATTAACGGCCTTGACCACTGGATGATGGGAAGTTAAGTGTGACTCAAGAAGATTTGTTGATAACAGATCTTCAATGGTCATTGCGACTTTTGATTCGTTGATAACGTAATTCGATTTCTGAATACGAGCGGCTGTAAGGATTACATCAGATATTGAGAGAGATGTGTTTACCATTTGATCTACTCTCGTTAGGACGGAATTCACTTGAGAGTAGATATAGGCATTCTTAATATCGTCACGCGTTAGTGAGTAGTCAGTGGCCCAATTCTCACAAGAGAAGTGCTCACCCTCAGACGGTATGGGATTGACAATTCCTGAAACAACTGAAGGGACACCATTTAGGTAACTGAGGTTGATAAAACCCTCTTTATTACCTAAGCCAGCAATGAAGGTCCAGAAATCGGACTGAGACACCATAAAATCACGCCGCCAGAGCTCATTCTGCAACATCGGGAACAGGAGTGAATCTGTTACACATTGCGACAGAAGGGTCACTGGAAGGGAAGTGAACTCAAGACCATTTATGAACAATCGTTTTGCTAGTTCGGCAGTAGAGAGAGAATGATCGGAATGGATAAATGATTTCATGGGACTAAACTCGACCCCCAGCTCCCCAATAAGTTTTATGTATTCATTATAGACATCCTTAGATGCAATGACAAGATCATCCCCAATAATTACGTATTGATTGAATACCGATTTATGACCTGCTCTAATCGCAGCCCACTGAACAACGAAGTGATGTGTTAAGGCGAACATTGCAAACGAAGATAAGATACCCATTGGCTGTCCAACAGCGTATCGAACCTCCGTACCATCTGGGCCTGTGAAAGCTCGATCAACCATGATTGACTTCCATAAGTCCGCGAATTCCGCCGAACGAGACAGATAGCCGAGTACCTCCCGCTGTAGCCAAACGGGGAAACGGTCAGTTGCCGAAGTAAGGTCAACAGAGAACGTGGGAAGACCTTCCTTAGTAAAGGACTTTGCCAACATAGCAGCAGCTTCCTGGTTATATGTCCCGTCCATTGGTATCCGAGAGAGTACCTCTTTAAGGACTGATTGAAGCGGTTGAAGCAAAGCTTGAGTCCAGTAATCCACCTGAGCAACAATCCGAGATTTCCCCGCCTTATCTGGGATAATGGTAAGTTTAGAGTGTAGTGGTTCGGAAAGATCTGGTTTAGAGAAAGGCGGGATCTTGGCGCATTCAGTTAGACTAACGAACACATATGACAAGCCTTGGACAGACGCGAAAGAAGATATAATAGTAGATAAGGAAACATCCCTCATAACCGCGAAGGCATCTACATGCGATGTCCAGAGTGCATGACCATTAGGGCCCTTGGAATTAGTTAAGTGATACGTGAACCGGCGCTGGAAGTCAAATAGCGAGCCTCTGAACATATCTCGTGTTACACCCAAGCGTGCAGAGATATCGCCAACAGGCATGGTCGGAACCTTAGTAACCGGTGAAGGTGTGACAATCGTGCTTGGATCGAA